CATCAATACTCGACAAATTGAAACTGTCGGGCAGAGATGCTCCACCTGCTGCAAGATGGCCCCACGCCTTCGCACTACCCCCTGCAACAAAGCTGGTGGCAATGCTGTTGTTCCCAGAGGCATCCTTCAGGGTGTTTACTCTCAGTTCACTGGCCATTATGCGAGGTCTCCCAAGATGCTGATAAGCACAGCGTCACAGTCTCTGCCTGTATTAGTGCTGTCGGCAGTGATGCTTGCAATGCCGCTTGTTGTAGCCGCCCACGATGAGTCATTGCTGAATGTTGTACTAGACAAGCCGTTTCTGTTGTGACTTCCAGAAGCTGCATAGCTAACGCTTGCCATGTTTGATGTATAAGATGTTGTGTACTGACCTGTGCCGTCATCTGAAATGCTGGATGAGTTATGACTGTCTCGTGTGGCAATGGTGCTTTGACCATCAAAGTTAATCCACACCTTCGCCAGCCCCTGCTGCAAATTCGTTGTGGTCGAGTTGCCCTCGCCTGTCACCGCAATAGAGCCAGCCGTGGATACGCCTGTGATTGTATCGACTTTAAGTATACTTGCCATTATGCGAGGTCTCCACAAGTTATTGTAGCGGAATTGCCAGCATCTCTTGTACCACCATCTTCTATGTCAATTCTTTCTACTAACGAAGTAGAGTTATTGGAGGAGTTTGTGTATTGTGTTCCTCTAGCAACAGCTTCAGCTTGAGCCATACCAGAACAAGCGTAGTTTGCGTTACCCATGTTGTTTGTAAACACGAAACGATGAGTTCCTGTTCCAATATCTGTTAAACTGCTTGAGTTAAAACTATCTAGTATTGCTGGAGTATCTTGGTTAATTCTTCCCCATTGCTTCACCAGCCCCTGCACAACATTAGTTGTCGCACTACCACCTTCAGCAACAGCCACAGCGTTGTTGGCAACCTTTACATTCGTGCCGCCAGAGCCAGCCTTGTCTACAATGGTATCTACATTAAGTTGACTGGTCATACGATGCTCCAATATCCGTTAACAGTGACGGTGGCACTCTGCGTAATCGGGCCACCCGACACACCATTCTCATCGCTGTCAATCGTGATGTCTGCGCTGATGGTCTGACCGTTCAAGCGGATGATACTGTTGTTACCCTTGAAGGGATAGCGTGTGTCTGCCTCAGTCTTTGTGTAGGCATTGTTCACAGAGAACACATCGTACACAACCATCTCAACTGTATCATTCAGGCTGGCCCCAGTTACCAACACAACCGTCGTGCCTGTTGTGGCTGTGTAGTCCGTGCCGGGTACAAGAAGCACACCGTTCTGGTACACATCCATGTACAGGCTGTCTGAGTAGTTCAGGACACCACTGCTGGCATCACTGCCACTGAATGATGTCTGACCGGCAGTGGCCTGATACTGGTAGCGGTTACGAACACCGGCTGATGGGGATTTACCTATGTATGGCATTATGCGAGGTCTCCATTTGCAGATATCGCAACATATTCTGGGTCAGCAAATGAAATGGCAGTACCAATTCTTTGTGCTGTGATTATATCTATGTCGCCTGTGGTAAAAGGATTTGACTGACTGCGGGTCAACATAACAACAGGACTGTTTGATTCGCCGCCAGCATCACTAAAACCACAAAGACCCGCACTTCCCGCATAGTTTGTATTTGCAAAAGAATTAGTAAATGCAACGGCGTAGCTGCCTGTGGTTGTGTCTGTTAAACCAGAAACACCCAGTGAATCACGAGTTGCTATAGTACCGGCCCCATTAAAGTTGACCCACGCCTTTGCCAACCCCTGTTGCAAAGAAGTCGTTACAGCACCACCCTCAGACTTAATTACAGCCTGTTCAGAACTATCCACTGTGAGAAAGGTGGCATCACTAGAATTGGAAATGCCAGTAATGCCTTCTTTGCCAATCTTAGTTAATGCCATTGCCTATGTTCCTTATGCGTAAGGGCTGTCGCCAAGTACGCTTGTATCCCAAGCTGCCTTGAGTTTAGCGATTGTGTCTGCGTTAGTGATTGCAGATGCAGCAGGTGCATCACGCAGCTTGCCCTTCTTGGTCACTGATGCTGCCTTTGCGTCGGCATCGTCAGCCTCAAGTGCCTTCATGTACACTACGTCCTCTGCATCAAGCAGTGGCGCACGTACTTCACGGATTTTGTCCTTGAAGATTACTTTGGCTGCTGTCATGTCCTCAGAGATGACGCTGCCACTCAATGACCATGCACCACGAAAGTGACGGTCAGAAGGAACGGTTGCTGATGAGGCATCAATCTGATTCCCGTCCTTGTCTACGATGTATGTTGTTGCCATTAGGTTTCTCCCTCTTAGGCTGCTAAATCAGTGACGCTAAGTTCTTCAGTAATCTTCCAAGCATTGCGCCACTCTCGTGTGCCGGGAAGCTGTTCCTTGTGGCAGATAACCATCTTTGGTTTGTTGCCTTCATTCCAAGACCGCCATACAGACTGTGGGCAGTCCTTCATAATCAGGTACTCAATCGCCTGTTCTTCTGTCATTGCATCAACAGGCTTGGTGTTGTGCAGCAGAAAGCCACGAGTGTGCTTCTTGAAGTCAGGCTTTGCTTCGTCTTTGGCTAGTTCCCAGTAGACTTCGACAGGTGGCAGGATACCGCCCTGTAGCGCACACGCCATCCAGTTAGGGTCAGGCACCAGTATCTTAGCGCATTCGTCCACGCTGTCCTCGTACACAACACGATAGTCAGACTGATGCGGCTCTAGGGTTTCTTTGGCCCAGCAGAGCCTATCCCATAGATGTGTGCCTTGAAACTCTGGTGTCACTGTCATGCGAGGTCTCCGTGATTACAAGTGCAATTTTGCGTAGCATCTGCATCGTTAAATGACGCATCTCGTGACCTACACTTTCCTTGTGTGCTTGTAACTGCGCCATTTATCATTGCAACAGCAGCGGTAGACGTGAAGGGCATAGACCAGTTTGCATTACTCATTGCATTACTCATGGTATAAGAAAATCTACCAGCCGCATCGTCTGACACAGAACTTACGTTGTAGCTTCCATCTATGCTGTTAGAAGTTTGATTATAATCTAACCACGCCTTCGCACTACCGTTGACAACGTAATTCGTAGCCAGCGAACCCGCAGTCGAGTGCGTCAGGGTATCTGCTTTAAGTGTACCGAATGCCATCTATGCTACTCCTAACACGCCATCAATACGCATGGCACAAGATACGTGCCATCATCGTAAGTATGTGACTTAGTGGTCGATGTGACCTTCGCAATCGTCTTACTGCGAACAATGTCATCGTCCTGCGGCTTGGCAGTGCCGTCACCGGCAGACATCAGCAAGTCTCCTCTAGCTACTGTCGTGCCGCTGGCAATGCGGATGACCATATCGCCAGTCATTGCAATGTTCATGTCGGCGGTGTAGTCCTCGTCATCATCATCCCAATTAACAAAGACACCGGCCACGTTTGCGTCACCCTCGACTGACGACACGGCCATACAGTTTAGCTGCTCGTTGTCTTCTGTCACACCATCTTTCGTCCACACCGCCATCTGGTCGAGGTTGGTCATCACGGTGCCTTTGACAATGCTTGTGTCTTTTGTGCCGTCTGTAAGCTGTGACCAGCGAGATATATGCCCCCCAACATATGATACCGTTGTTCCGCTTACAGATATGCCGCCTTCAAGTGTGCCAGCTTGAGTGAAGTTAATTAAACCGCCATCATCCCCGTTACGGTTTACATTCATAGGCGTACCGTTGCTGGCACTAAAATTGGATGCAGCACTTCCGGTAAGTCTTACGCCATCTGTTCCAAAATCAGTGGCAGTCTTACCTATTAGCACGTCAGTACCGGAAATACGCATACGTTCAGAGCCGCCAGAAAACATCACCAAATCGTTTGTTAATGCACCAACTCTTACGGAACCATCATTGGATGTATTTGCATCTGAGAAAGTAGCAAAAGCATATGCTCCGGCTGTATGAGTTATGCTTGCAACCCTATTCCCACTGCCATCAATTGTTAGTGTTCTTGCGGGAGAATTTGTGCCGATGCCCACATTACCCGACGCAACTAGAACATCGCCCGTGCCATCAGGGTCGAGGGTGATGTCGTTGTTACTCGCAAGGCTGGTGATTTTGTTTGTCTTTACTTCACTCATGCGAGGTCTCCATGAATTGTAACGCAGTGACTTGTATCATCGGCGGACCCCGCATCAGAAAGTTCTACGGCAATAGTAGAAGCGGAATACCTTGCAGTGTTTTGTGTGAGATTCCGTCGTTGGTCAGTGCTGGATGCCATGCCTGACTGTGAGTAATCATCATTAACCATGGCATTAGTAAAACTGTAACTATAATCACCTGTTCCGTGGTCGGTTCCACTGCCAACATTAAAAGAATCAGTTGTTCCCGCTGTAGTAGTGCCATACAGCCACGCCTTCCCCGCATGTTGCTTCGTCAGCGCAGCCGCACCGCCGCCTGTACTCTGGATGGTATCTGCTTTCAATACACTCATAGCGTCACCAATGTTCCACCGCTTTCAACGGTCAGGGTTACGCCACTGGCTACAGTGAACGGGCCAGTCACGTTTGCGTTCTCAGTTGCAAGGATGGTTGTGTCTGCCGTCAACGACTGTGCGTTGGTACGGAACAGGCCACCACCCTTGAAGTTACCCTTGTTCTCAGCAGCGGGTGTGATTGTTGCACCCTGCGGGGCAAGGTAGTTTACGAAGATATTGCCGGTGCCACTCGACGGGGCAGCAGTGAATGTCAGCGTAGTGCCATCAGGAATGGTGTATGCCGCAGTGTCTTGGACAACACCGTCAACAGACACGAGGACATCTTGTACAGATGATACAGCAGTAGTCAGGGTGAATGTGGTATCGCTGCCATCACCATTGAACCGCTGTACTGCAGTCGTACTCTGGAAGTTATCGGCTGTTTGCTGACCCAGATACGGCATTAGGTTATCTCCATCATGCTCATAGTTAC